GAGCGGTCTATTGTGCACGCCTGGAAAGCGTGTGTACCGAAAGGTACCGGGGGTTCGAATCCCCCCCCATCCGCCATTAGGAGCGCGGCTGATCGAAAAGAGGCGCGGCAGGAGGTACACGAAAAGGCTTCAAGAATCCGCGCGAGGGTCCAAGAGGCTGCGTTTGCGATAGTTACGAATCCGCTGGCGAGGATTCGCGGCCGGGGCCGAGGTTTGAGAAATTCCGGTCTGAATCGGGCGAATTTGCAAAGGTTTGAGAATACTTTTTGGATTTCTGCAGGGTCGATGCGCCGGGCTTGCAAGAGCGCTGAAATGGCAGTTCCGGAGCCTGGTTTTGGAAATCCTGAATCCGGCGTCGACCGCCTTTTGAGCGCAGGATTTGGTTCATCCGCGCTAATGTCTCGGTGGTCGAGTCTGGGGCGCGACCGTGGCGAACGTGGCGCGTTGCTTCGGGCAAGAGCGCACTGATCGGCCGGGCCGCCTTTGCCTGCTCATAGTACTCCTCGCCGTGATAACGCATATGCTCCTGGACCGAGTGAAGCAGGTAGGCCGAGAAACGTTTAATTCTATCGCAGCGACCGTGGCGTTTGATGGTTTGAATCACCCTGCCCAGAATCTTTCGGTAAAGATGAATCGCCGCGGCATCGTCGCGCAGCCTTACCCCACGCCGGTCCATCCAGTCGCCCGGCCAAGCAATTGCCTGGATCAGCAAATTTCTCTCTTGGTAAAAGCGTTTCCCAGTGGCCCGTTGAAGTGGTGTTTTATCCCCACCTTGCAGTGGGTACCGCCTATGACAATTTCGGCCCGCGTGTCTAACTCCTGGTTTGCACAGGTAAGATGTTTGCTTTTCACCATAGGCGTTTCCGACTTCCCGCTCAGGGAAAATCATTCTATCATAAAATTCGCTTCGGATCACACGCAGCATTTCTGTCACGAATTTGGCGGCCGGGGAATCGTTGCCGACTCCGCCATGCTTCTCTTTCAAGCGTTGGTCCCACGGACTCGCCGCGCCGGCCATAAAAAAGATTACAAAAATCAGAACCTCGAATTTTCGGCAGTCCCTGTCTCATCAATGTCCGCTAGGACATCATGTAAGGAGCGGAAAGAGGCATCTTTTCTTGCCGCCCGGAGATACTCGATGTCCTCGCGATCCTCATCAGGTTCAGCGCCGCGCCTAAAACAGGAATCCTTTTCTTTCGCAAATAGCTCAGCATGGTTGACGGAATCGAAATATATGATTTGCTCGACGCGGCCAAGGCCGCAAGGCGGCAGGGCTACGACAAATCGACTGCGCTTCCAAGGAATATAATTTCGGACCCGTCCGATTTTCGTCCCGTTCGGAAACCTGTGATAATAGTCGATTTTCATGTTGGCGTTTTCAGTTGAATCGCCCCGTTTCACTCTTTTTTTTCATTGCGTCAACGTCCAGGTGTTACCGTTCAAGTGAGTGGCGACGTAGATCCTGCCCTCGCCGTCTCTCAGGATAATTGCTTCCTGGCGATATTTTAGGTGGGTGTCACTGGTCGGTTCGACGCATCCTGCCAGGACGAATGTCGCGATGAGGAAGACCCGGTTAATCATGCTGCCGGGCGGTTCTTTACGACCTCGTCATGGAGACAGGCGGGGATTTCTTTAGAGTGATAGACGCGCTCGATCTCGATGACGCGCCGGCGCATTTCTTCGATTTGATGTTTAAACCAGGTGACCGCGACGCGGTTTTCGTCGGCAGTGGCTTCGAAGTTTAACCGATAACCGGCCTGGCCGCTGATGATGTGGCCCTTACTGGCGGCCGCGACGGCGCGTAGGGTACGCTTCTGTTTTTCAGTTACAGCTCCGAGCTGTTGCGATTTCATCCAGCCGCGCCCGTGCAAGGCGTGAATAAAAGAGTCGACCTCCTGTTGGATCACCAACGGTCCCCGGCCCCGCTTGCGCGGCTTCGGGAACAGGAGAAGATCGAGCTGAGAGGTCATTTTTCGAGATTTCTCCGGGCGATCTCGATTCCTAACTCGAGAACGAAAAAAATAAATAAGCCGGCGCAGACGCTCCTCTGCCAAAGCCCAAAAAATATGGCCGCTCCGAACTGCGTGACGAGAACAAGGAACTGGGACGTCATGACTGATCAACAGCGGGGTTTCATGCGGGGTGAAGGATGTAATCGCGCTTGGATCTCGCAGGCGACACGCCTGCCGCTACAGAAGAGGTTTGGCGGCGTTTGTGTTTCTGGAGGGCGATGACGACTTTACGCAGATCGTCGGTTTCGAGAAGGTCGAGATCTGATGAGCTGAGGGAGCCTTCGCGGTTCATGCGTTCGACGATGCCCTGGACGTAATTGCGATCTTTGCCGAGTTCACTCATCAGCTGTTCGAGGCGCCATATCAGCCGCTTGTGACTGGCTCGGATTATTTTCAGCTGGGCGTTTAAATCTCCTGGCCGAATAGCTGCGAGCAACGCGCCTCTGAGAAGATCGACGTCGGTGCGGCGATTCAACTGAGCCCAGGATTTTTCGCGTCCGAGGATCTTCGCGGTGAATTCGTGGCGGAGGCGACGATCCTCTTCTTCCCTAGATAGATGGGTCATATGGCACGCACGGGACGAATGAAGAATCGGCTTCGCCTGATTCCAGAGCTCGAAGAGCATAAACAATTGTGGGCGAGTGGCGGCTAGCATCAGTGAAGCGCTTTCAACAAAAACAAGATTGCGATGGGGAGCCAGAAAACGACGCAGCATATAAGAGTGATCACGAGGAGCTCGACGCAGATTTCCTTTGCTTTGCCGGGCCTCATATGTTCAGAACCTCACGGTCGCGCGGATGCCGCCAGACCAGGCCGAGCGCCCCGTAGATTTCCTCTTCTGTCGCGCTGGCGATGATCTCATTGTTGCGATCGATGACGCCGCGATAGGGCGCGAATTTCAGGCCCCTAGTGATGGCGTAATTACAGAGCTGGATGTTGTGCTGCATGCTGCCGGTGCGGCAGAGAAGCACGGCGCCCCAATTGGTCGGCTTTGTGGAGACGAGGTCGATGATTTCATCGTGCGCGAAAAAGAGATCGAGCTGGAATGGAGCTGCGCTGCCGCTGACGAAGGTGACATTACTCAGATCCGGGCGGCGACCGCCGGTCACAATGTGAAGCTTGTGCGCGCAGCGATTGAGAATCTTGTCTTTCGCGCCCGGCTTCGGGATCAGGACCAGGTCGATGTCGTTTACTTCCGGCCGTTCCCGGCGGATAGAGCCGGCGATCTCGATGCGATCGCAAAAGGGCTCGAGCTCGGCGACGATCCTGGCTGCGAGTTTTTTGGCGCGGGCGAGGTTCATGATTTCCTACGAACTTTCTTCATCTGTTTGGGAGCAGTATTTTTGCGAATCGAATCTAGCTTGGCGGGAATAGCGGTGAAATTCCTGCAATGAAATAGCATGTTGATTGAAGATAAATTGTAGCGAAGCAACTTCAGCTCTTCGCGTATATCCATCAGTACAGCCAGCTGCGCGCCATCGAACGATGGCGACTGGCCCTCGCCGCATACCTGCCAGCTGACATCTCTTCGGCGTCGGTCATTCATGCGATGGGCGACCGACGAAATATTTTCGAGCTACCGAGATGGAACGCATTCTCGAGGGCTCGGCGAAGAACGTATCTGCCTTTGCCGTTGATCGTGAGCGCGACGCAGGTTCGATCGAGGAGCTTGTTGAATTCATCGGGCATGATCGGCACGATCTCTTGGAGCATTTCGTCTTCGAGCTGGAATGTTCGGAGGCAGTTCGAGCATTTCACGATTGGACTGTTCATAACGACGCTCTCGTGGCTACAGATAGGGCAGATCAGGATCATTTTTCTTCTTTGCCTTCGACTCCTCGAGCCAGGCGGTCGGCAGTTCGTTTGTTAAGCCACATTAGCGCTTCCTGGATCCTGGTGAGCGCGATCGCGTTCTCGCGGCAAGCAAAGTTACCCGACTGAAATCCCTCCAGGCGGTCGATCACGACGGCGAGCAGTGACTCATTCGTGATCCCGTTAATTCCGGCTTCCAGGATGCCGCCTCGCTGGAATTCGAGCCGACCGAATTCGTCTCCCGCTCGGATAATGTAAAAGTGGTTCGCGCCGCCAGAACCTCTTTCACCGCAGGCCATGATTGTTATGCCTGGATTAGCTGTCGAAATGAACCGCGTTAAATGGTTCATTCCGGCTCCTCCTCCGCGATCTCGTTGAGCTGGCGCGGCATTTCGTATTGCTTGACCGGCGCTGAGTTCTGGCTCGCGGCGAGCGCGAGAGCCATATTGTAAGTGATCGGTGACATGGAATAAATCGCGCTCGGCCCGAAGAACCGGGTGAAGATTGTCTTGCCGTCCTTATCAGGCACGTCGACACGAATAAATGCGCCGCCGGCAATCGTCGCTTCTGTTACGCGACCGACGATTCGCGCGTGACCGAATAGCTCGACCAGCGCCCATTCATCGAACGTTTTCTTTTCTGTATCGGTGTTGTTCATAAATCTAGCGGGCCCAGCCCCAGCCCTCTTATCGCCGCCGCAGCGACTATCCATGCACTGGAAGAGGGCCCGACCCTATTTTGAGGAAATCTCATGATTCGGTCTCTCCGTCGTTCATCGCGCCCTCGCTGATCGTCGCCGGTTCCGGCTTCGATTTCTTTTGCGGCGCTCCCGGCCATTGATATTTGGGGACGTCTTCGATCTCGAAGCGTGACAGGTAAGACCGCTTGAAGGCGACGTCGCCGGTGAAGTTGTTTTTGATCCGGACGAATTTCTTGATCGACTTACCGTCGGGGCCGGGCATCTCGATCTCGACCGGGGTTCCGACTTCGAGGCCGTTCTGCAAAGCAAGACTGATTGCTTCGCGCATTTTGCCAAACAGTTTTTTCGCGTTGGTTTCCAGCCGGAGGGCGCGCCGGACGAACATGCGCTGGCGACGGGTGATGCGCGGGTGGGGCACTATAGCGCCACCATTATATATATTAGGGGTCTGTTTCATAAATGTTCGAGGCGGGGTGTTGCTGCCTGGGGCTGGTGGAAATCGCGAAGCGCGCGAGCGGCCTGGTCGATCATCTCGGCTCGCGCTTTGAATTTCGCCATGTCGACCATCAGGTATTCGGTGGCGATCGCGAAGGCCGTTAAGCAGATGACGATCGTCTGTTTCATGCTTGGAATCTGTCGAAGAAGATTTTCTTCCCGCGACGCGCACCTAGCGTTTTTTGCAGTTCTTCAAGGTTGTAAAAACAAGCAACGGATGGAGCGGGAACGACCGGCCGCTGCGCGAGAGCGGCCCTGGAGATTAGGAATTGCCATTTAGGTCCTATGATTGGAGTTGGTGCGAGCTTCGGCAGTAACTTTCCGATCGCCGTGGCTCCGGCTGCTGCCATTAAAAGGCCAAAGAAAGAACGGCGGTTCATGCAGCCTCCTTCACGGTCACGATTCTGCACTTGCCCCTGACGTACGGCAGGATTAGCTCGACCTGTCCTTGCATATTGATATAGCGGTCCGATCTGTATGTTTTCCAGTACGCCATGACGGGACCGCCGAGAGGAGCGCGACCTAACAAACGCGAATGCGTTTTAACGCTGACATTAGCAGAGCGCTTATATTCATTAGGGTGCTTCAGGCTCTCAGGAAATCCCGGAACGATCAGATCAGGGTACTTGGTCATATAAGCCGCCAGGGAAAAACAGAACATCACTTCCTCGTCTTGAACGTTCTCGAATAGATGCCAAGGCCCGAACCAGACCCGGCCCTTGCGCGAAATTAAAAGGACCGTTTCAGAATAGTGCATCAAGAGGCCCTGTCTTGTGGGCCGATGCAGAAACAGTGCCTGCCCGGATCCGAGTTCGCAGGCTCTGTCAAAGAACACTCTTTCCGGCTTCCTTATAAATCGAGGAAGCATTTCCGACAGCTCTGCGGACTCGATGAAAACGTGCAGGCTCTTTAGACCTCGCTGCAGGATCATCATTTCTACCAAGGCTAGAGCTTTCGTGGCAGGAAACAGCTCCAGCGCTGTGTCGAGATCTCTGGATATAGCGCTAAATAGTTCCTCAATCGGGAGCGATGCCGCGCGCGCGGCTTCACGGACAGCGAATTCATACCTTCCAAATGAATGTTTCATTGGCCGCCTCCTGACATTTGCGCACGGATAGCGATGGCTTTGTGCACGTGGCTTTCATCGAGGCTTTGTTTCGATTTGCTAGCGATGCGGCTGGCGACTTTGAGCATCTCGACCATCACTCCAAGGCGACCCGGCGCATTCGCGATTTTTTCCATGTCGTCGATCAATCCCGTGCTCGGATTTTTAACGAATTGTTTAACTATGGGAACGACGTCGCCGCGTTTGATCTTCGGTTTGATGATGAATGGCATTCCGCCGGACAATCGCCCGGTCAGCTGCTCGTACTGATATGCGCCGCGCTCCAGCCCATTCTGTAGGCGCCTGGTGGAAATCAATGCCAGCGCGCAGCCGGTCTCGTCGTGAATGTCGCGCAGGATCTCGACGTTGTTGGGGTTAACGACCCGACTGTCATTCGGCAAAAGCCGATGCGCTTCGTCGACGACCAAGATCCTGTTCTTGTTAAACGCGCGATAAATCGCCTCGATCAGCGTCGGCACGGATTGATTGCGATTAACACCGACGCGTTTCGCGATCCTGCGGGCGAGAGCCTTGGTTCCGCCCACTACCGGAGCGGTAATGAAAACCGCGCGGCCGTGGTTGTTCATCTGGCACCACATTTTGGCGCCCATCGTTTTGCCACTGCGCGATTCGCCCACGATCATCGCGAGCGAGTTATTGGCCATTGTGTAATCGAGCGCTGCGAAGATGAGACGCGAGATCGAGTTTTCTACGAACTCGTTTTTCTGAATCGAACCGCGTTGTTCGTCGAGCTTGCGATAACTCGCGATGGCAGCCACGATTTTTTGCCAGCTGCCTTCGTACGTCCCTTTGAGAACACGGAACACGGTGGAGCGATCGTAACTGATGGCTTGCTCGGCTTCGGTCCAGGAAAGATTGTTATCGAGCAAATGCTGGTGAAACCAGGTAAGCTCGGCGACGACATTTTCCGGAAGGGTTTTCCAGTTGTCCAGATTAAGAGGGACGTTAATGCGTGAATGCGCGCTGGAAGCTTCAGCCTGCATCGCGCGGTCGGTGGATGGAATGCGGCTTGAGACAGCCGCCTCTACACCATTTCTTTCGATCGTTTTTACCATGGGTGTGGATCGTTGTTTTCAGGTTGCGGGTCGGTGGCGAAGAGATTGCTGATCTCCTCGGCGGAAATTTCAGGAGTCGCAGGCGATACGCCTGCCTCTACAGCAGCGGTGACATCATCATCAGTGACTTCGCGCTGCGCGTCGCGCAGCGCCGCTGCGCGGCTGCGTTCCTCGATCGTTAGGGGCGCGCTGCGAAGCACGGCGGCGTTGCGGGCGTGGCGTGCAGTTTTCTCGCGGGCGTCGCGCAAATGCCTGGCCCGGATGGGGGCGAGCAGCTCGGCTTCTTCTTTCGCACGCGCGGCGCAGAGTCTGTGCACGGCTTCGACATCCGCCCTGCAAGGCTTTTCAATGCGTCGGCATTCGCCGAGGTAAGAACCGTTTGCGCGCCTGACGAAAAGCATTTCGGGCGCGAACGGATTAACGAACGTCTGATAAGTTTCCCGGTCGGCTAGCCGCACTTCTTCGCCGTTCGGTGTGCGCGCGAGCGCCTGGTAACGATGCTCGCCTGGGCCGACTTCGGCGTCCTCGAATTCGAACATGTTTTTGCGGACCCTGCGCTCAGTGGCTAGATCGTCGCCGAGGATGGCGCAAACGCCGTGACCTGGGATCCGGACCAGCTCGCCGGCGCCGGAGCGCCAGACTTCGCCACGTGTCATTTTGCGGGGACGAGTTTTGATTTGGCCGGCGCGAATGAGTTCTAGCGCTAGAGCAGATTGCGCGGGATCGTTGAGAAGTTTCTGTTGCGAGATCCATTTGCCGCTGATCAACAATTCCTGGTCGACATGGCCGCATTCGATCCAGCCTTCCAGGTCGTGATCGGGATCTTCGTCGATCGCGCGATAGAGCTCGGCGGCGAGCTGCATAAACTGGTTTATTTCGAGGATCGGATATTCGAGCAACGCGACTCGCTCGGGACTAACTCCAGAAAGAAGTAAATGCTGTCGCGCGGCCAGGAGGTCGGCATTGTTGCGCATCAACGCGGCGTGTTCTTCCGGGCAATGATCGCGATCCTTGCCCGTCTGCCCTGGCAATGCGCCAAAAACGTTGTGCGTTAGATTGTTCGATGATTCCAGGCTGGCTTTGAACCGAAAGTTGCCGCGCGAAATTCCAGGATACTGGCCGGCATGCGCCTTCGCGCCTTTCATTCCGCCGCCATCGACCGTGATTAAGCCGTTCGACAAGTCGTGCAGATCGCGCTCGATATTTCCGCGTGTAAGCCGGGCGGTTCCCTGCTCTTCGATGCAGACCGTGCCGCGCGGCGAATAACCATCGAGATAAAGGGTCGCAGCGAGAATGAATCGCGTCATGCGCTCGGTCAGCCCGTGAAATCCGCTATCGTCATCTTTGCGTGTCCGGACCCGGATACCCCAGCGCACTTTGCGCGCTGCGAAAAGATCGTGACTGAACAATTCCAGTGGGCGGCCTGCCTGGCGTTCCGAAAAACTGTTGACCTCGAAATCGTGCCACATGTCGTCGAACATGTAATGGCTGCCGACCCACAATCCTTTGCGCGTGGTGTAAACGAGCGATCGCTCGCTGTCCGCGGCGCTCCGGCCGATGCGCGTGGCTTTTAGCTCGTACTTGGTCGGCGCGTAACGGAGCAGATTATCGATGGACCATCCATAGGGATAGCCGGTGTCGGGGTTGATCGGCGTCTCGGTTTTGATCGCGCCGCGAATAAAATGGAGCCGGAGATGCTTGACCGCGCTGCGCGAGCTGCGCTGATTTTTTTCGCAGTAAAGTTTGACGAGTTCCTTATCGGAATCGCTGAGAGAGCGTTGTTCTTTCCGGAGCCACCAGCTGGGCCCGGCGAGACGCCTGTCGACCAGGGCGACGATCCCGCCGCGTTTCGCCGCATAATATTTGCCGAGGACGGTCTTGAACGGTGCGCCGGTTTGAGTCGCAATGATTCGCAAACGCGCGCAGACGCCATTTGATTTCGGATTTCGGATTTCGGATTTCGGATTTTTAAGCACCGGCTCCAGGCGCGAGCGCCAATATTCAAAATCGTTGCGCGCAGATTCGGGCAGGCCTTGCAAGAGCTCTTGCAAGGATGAGGAAGGTATGGAGAGAGAAAAATGCTGCATTGGGTTAATTGAGGGATTGATGGTGGTGAGAGAAAATCTCCTGTGGGATTCCGACGCGAGCCCAGCCGCAAATCACGGCTCGCATTCCGTCGGTTGCCGACGGCACGGCGTTCGGAGCGATTAATTCCGGCGGACCGCTCTTCCAGATGAAAACGAATCCATGCGACGAATGAAACTCGCCAGGCCGGATCGCATCGCGAAGCACGGAATCGTCCGGCAGCGCGATCTTTGGCGGCAAAGGGAAATGAAGTTCGAGCTGGTCGTACATCACGTTTTAAGGGAGGCCAGGAATTCGGGCGTGGGCGCGTGGCGCTGGCACCGCGGAATGCGCAGCCAGGCGCGGGCTTTTTTCACAAACTCGGCAGCATCATCGGCTGCCTGCTCCAAAAGGCCGTCCTGGATCGAGGACGCTTTCCAAATTTCATCAGGCATTTCGGAGAACGCGCTCATGACATCGAAGAAACGTTGACGCGAAGCTTCCATCCAGCGTTTGTGCTCTTCTTCGGGCGAAAGCTTTTTGCCATTGCGCGACCAGGAAGTATCGCCGCCGCGGGAGCCTTCAGTGATTAGTCCGAGCTCCAGAAGTAATTGCCGCGGCGTGGAAACCGGTAGCTTGCGCTGGACGTTGCCTATAATCTCGGCGCGTCGCAGATCGGGAAGCTGATCCAGGGGAGTATTAAGAAGTTCCTTGACGTCGATCTCCGGCAGCCGAGCAGTGCTCCTTTCAGCAGCTGCCATCGCCTGGCGCGCCCACTCGGCAGAGATGCCCAGTTCGCGCTTAAGAAGCTCGGGCCAGGTTAATTCACAACTATACTTGTGAATTAACTTTCTACCGTGAGGGTTGCCCGGCCGCACACTGTAGAGCGCATGCAACCGCCTTAGCTCGAATCCGAGCAAGAGGAAAAGAGCCGCGGTCCCCACGGCCATGCCGCTCAGCCCTTGTACATAGGCTCGCGCCTGGCCGAACTCTTCCTGGACCGTCAGCTCGACGGATCGATCGCTTTCGCCGTTTTGCTGTCCAGCGCCCAGTTCATTAGATGATCGGCGTCTTCCCATGGGATCTTCGGGCACATGAGAGAGAGCCATTGTTTGAACGCCGCTTCGCCCAGCTGTTCCCGTAGATTGACTAATTCGCGTCCGAGAATGAACTGCGCTGCTCCCAATCGCTGGAGTAGTTTCTTTAGATCGCGGTGTTGGCGATTGAGCGATTTCGCGATTTCCGTATGGTTCACAAATTTCGACACCTGTTTTAGAAGGTCGGGATCGAACATTCGACGCAGCTCCTCTGGGAGGTTTTCTGGTTGGTTCATTGTTTTTGAGCTTAACTGTTTTCATTCGATTTCCATGAGTCGCTTTTTCGCGGCGGCGATGATGCGCGTGATATGATGGGGCCGCATCGTTTTGAGCACGGATTCCACGCGCACGACGATGTCGATGGTCTCGTAGTTCGCGGTCTCGACCAGGTAAACCAGGATGCTCCGCCGTGTGACCCGGCTGCTCTTGCGGTCGCCGAGGGCGCTGTCCCGGTGAGCTTCGAGACGGCCGGCATCGATCAACGCGCGGACATAGGCGGGATCGCGCCCGATGCAATCGGCTACTTCGTCGGTGCGATAGAGAGCTTTCGAGTACGGAAGAAGAAAATCGTATTCGCCGGCGTCGGCGGCCCGTTGGATACGGGGCTCCAGTTTCGGAGGTGAGTAGGCGGTGCCCTTCCCGTTCATTTCTAGAAATTCCGGCGCGTGATTAGGATCCAGGAAACGATCTGGGCGATCAGATTGAGCAGAAGCAGGACGATGATTCCCTGGCACCAGGTCATACGATTTTGGATTTCCTCCTTCGCTCAAGGCTACGGCGGACGGGTCTGATTGAGACGGCGAAGTAGAAAACAGCGAACGCGAACGCTGCTACGCCGTAGATGAAAAGGATGAGAGCGACGAATGCCATCGCGCGGACCGGGACGAGCTCGAACGCGGCGCGGAGCAGAAGAGCGATGGCGAGGCAGATGAATGTTGTTTTCATATATGAGAGCCGACTGGCGGCGCGATAATCCAGGAATGGCGGTTGAGATTGCGCCGGACCGGCGCGACGGTTTGCGGCGCGATTTGCCAATCGATCTGGGTGCCGATCGGCCAGTTTGCATTGCAGTAATCCTGGACGAGCTGTGCCTCAGGCGACTTAAAAACGGAGAGCAGAACACCGTCGCCCTCTCGCAGCCGATAAAGGATGAATTCGCCGCGCTCAAAGAAAACCATGAGGCGATTCATTTCCGCGCCGCCTTTCTTTTTCCGCGCAGATGAGCCTTAGCCATGAGCTCGATTAGATAGCCGGCTTCTCCGAGATATTTCGCGCACCAGGTCAGATGACGGTAGAGCGCCAGGTCTTTTCGTCTGAAATATTCAGCCAGAGCAAAAGATTCTTTGCTCGTTTGCTCGAGCATATCGACGGTGACGATTCCGATCGTGCCGTCCTGAATCTTCGTTTTGAAAAGAGCCGTTCGCGCTCTTTCATCCAATGGAATCGGTTTCGGCTTTTTCGGTTTCATAGCGCTGTGATAAAAGGCATCCGTCCTTCGCGCGATGCTTCGGCGGAGGAGGTCGCGCGCGCAGAGCTTCTTGAGGACAACAATTCACCGGACGGGTTCCTAACGGCCGGATCTAAAACCTCCGGGGACCTCGCGGTCTCCCGACTCTGCGCGCGCAAATCGAGACGTCTGGCCCAGGGCGTCTTGTTCGCTCGTGCCCGCAGCGTCCTGGGATCCGTGCGCATAAATTCTTCCAGATCCCACGAGGCGCGAAGCGACCAGATGCGTCCTATGCAATCTTCCTTCGCGTCGAAATTCTTTGGGCAATCAGGGCGATGCAGTTTGCGCGAGACAGTGTTGAGCCGGACCCCGATCCGGCGCGCAAATTCTTTCGTCGTTTCCCAGTTAGGGCGCAGCTCGTCGCGGTTCATGAAAGGGCGAGCTCCTTTTCGATGCGGCGCCGCACGCTGGGGAGAAGCTCGGGTTGGTTGATCGCGCGACTGGCTGCGACCCGAGAGACGCGCAATTTCTTCGCAAGCCCGGTCACCGTCAATCCGCGCCTGATTAATTCCAGCTTTACCCGCATCGCGAAATTTTCTTGTGCGGCTGCCCCCTTTGGTTTACACCTGCTCATTGACAGTTGTAGATTTAACAACAGATTGGAGTGAGTCAACAACAAAAATCACCACAAAGTGAAATTTTTTCTGAGAAACTCAAAGAACTCCGGGGAAGACGGTCTCAGAAAGATTTTGCGATAGAGCTGGGGATCGGAAGCCAGCAAACTTATGGTAATTACGAAAGAGGACGTATCCCGAAGCCGCATATTTTGGAGCAGATTGCAAAACGAACCGGGAGAACAATGGAGTGGTTTCTAGAAGGTCCTAAGATCAGTGAAGCCGAGGGGAATTATCAGTTCGCGCCCAAACTGGAAATGAATCTAGCCCTTTCAAACATCCTCGGCGGCGGACCAGCCATAAACGCGAAAGAGATGCGCGATGAAGAACTGATAAGAAAAATCAACGAGCATTCGACGAAGCTGCTCGCCTGCCCGGAATACGAAATAGGCCCTCAATCCGAAATCATTTCAGCTTTCGCACTAGAACTGTACAAACGGACCAAGCAAAACTCCCCTGACTTAAAACCGTAGAAAGAGAACGATGAATAAAGGACGGGTCGTTGCATACGTTGAAAAAATCGGAGAGCATTGGCTACGATCTCATCCGGACGGTATTTCGAGGGACTACGCGAGGGACGAGCTGACAATGGTTATGAATTTCATTCAGGCTTTTACCGAACAGCCCCCTGCTACGGCCATAAGAATGATACGAAAAGATGGCACGAGAGGGCCGAAGCAATTCATCTGCAGCCGGTGCGGAGAGCTTAATTCTATCGATCAATGAAACTGATCTACTGCGTTGCTGCATTACTGCTTTGCGGCGTCCTCGCGCACGGCGGAGAAATTCAGCTGCGCGATGGATTGGAACGGAAATATTTGGAGCAAGCAGTAGCGCTCCGCGCAAAGCTGGAAGCCGCGCTCAGAGATGAGGACACTACAAAATCCATTTTGTCTCCTCTGTGGAAATCGAATAGAACGATGGAGGAAGCTCAGGACGCAATGTGTAAGGCATGCAGGGTCGCGAAGCACAGCGCGGTTCGCGAGATCGATGAGCAGAAATTGTGCGTCGTTCAGTTTTCGGAATCTCCGCCTTTTTTAAGGGAGGATCCGAACGATCTGTACAACCGTTACAGGTCCGCGATTCAAATTTCGCTTTTTAGCTATGACAAGGATGGTAATCAGATCTGCGCCAGCGATCATCCTTACGACGTCACGATTCCGGTTGCAGCAGATTTGGAAGGCAAATGGCATTTCCCGAATATCTGGGAGACTGTAGAACTGGTTAAACTTCGCATCCTCCAGACAGCCAAAGGTCGACTCGAGATCGCGGAGGAAGACAGCCGCCTGGCAGCCGATTGCAAACGCCTAACTATAAAACGATGAAAATATTTATCTCTGTCTTTTTCGCGATCCTGGCCTCTGCCGCTGTGATTGTTTTCGCTTTGCAAGTGAAGGTTCGCCTCTCCAGTTGGGAGCAAGATAAGCAGATTTGGTACTCAAATGTTAGCTCGGAGCTTGGAGAAATGGACAGAGCATCCAGCCGCGATAAGAATGAGATGACTCTGATTGCGTCATTGGCGACAAGTGTCCGTGATCAGATCCGCATTGCGGACATGGCTTCGCAATCGATCGGAAATATGAAGGAAAGTCAGCGCCGACTTTTAGCTATGGAGCGCGAGATCGTTCAACTTTTAGAGCACAAGCCTTTCCATATTCCACTTACAGGCCAAGAGAAGAGGGATCTCGATTCTGCGAAAGCTGCAATCGATCAGCTCGAGAAAACAATAGATTAGCCATTGAGGACCGGCAAGGTGGAATAATGAAAGACGAATCGACTAAACCTTCATACGAGGAGCTGGTCGCCTGTATTTGCGGAATGGTCCTTCAGCATTGCGTCGACTCGCGATTCGGAGATAGAATCGACACCTTCGCATTGAGCGCAAACGAGGACGCCCTCGATATTCTGCAACGTCTCGGCATTGTCGGCGAAGACGATAGATTTTTCGGGGAAGTCCCGTTAACTGAAGACGATGTGCGCACCTTCTGGCGGGGATTCAACGCCGGGAGGACCGGCAAGGCGGAATGAACCTTAGTTAGGCTCGACCTCGATCGTGATCCGGTCACCGGGATGCAGAATCAGCGGCGTCAGTGATGGAATGGGGGAAGGCGTTGGGCTCGGAGCGATCGTAGCCGTCGCCGTTGCCGTCGCGGTCGGCGTTGGCGTGAACGTCGCGGTTGGCGTCGGCGTAAATGTCGCAGTTGCAGTCGCGGTTGGCGTTGGGGTGAAGGTCGCGGTAGCTGTCGGCGTGAATGTTGCGGTTGGTGCAGCGGTCGGCGTAGGAGTTAGTGTTGCGCATGGATTATTTTCTTTTGCGCTGCCTGTCCAATTACCGTTGCCAGCGTCGTTCCACGCCCTGATCTGGTAATAATTTGTTCCCGCAAGCGGCGTCGTATCCGTCCAGTCACGCGCCCATGGTTGATCCGAAATGTGGTTCACCAGCGTCCAATGCGCGTTGTCGGCACTGCGCTGGATATCGAATCCGCGCATGTCTCCAACGCCTACGCACCATGAAACATCGATCGTGCAGCCGACGAGCGTTGCGTCGGGACATCCGATATTGTTCGGAGTCGCCCCTCCCGTCGGTGTTGCGGTTGGAGTGGGTGCAAGGGTTGCTGTCGGCGTCGGAGTTGCTGGTGGGATGGTGGCCGTCGGTGATTGAGCAGGAATAGGAGTAGGATTAGGAGTTGGTGATCCACCTCCGCCGCTCACCAATGGATGAGGATACGTGAAAGGCGTGTATCCCGGCATCTGCGTCCTATTAAAAATGTGAACGCCTGGCAGGACGACAAGCGATTCGAAATCCGGAATGTCGAGATCGATCTGTTGCCCGTTGTCGAGATTGACGTTGTTGTAGGAATAAATCCCTTCGACTTGCTGATTCGGAAATCCAGGATGAGCGCGGTCGATGGGATCGCTCACGCCTGCACCCGGTCCGTCGAACGCTTTGACGACTCTGAAAATTTTGTAGGTCTGTCCGGCTGCCCAATTCTCGGCAAATCCGATTTGAAAACCGTGAATCGTGTTGGCCGTGTTATCGTTCACAGACGAGGGCATCCCGTCGCTATCGCGAACAACGAGATAGCCGCGCCACTCGTTTGCAGGCCAATTTTTCGAACTGTCGGTGTAAGTTCCGCCGCTCGCCGCCGTCAGTGTTCCACTCTCGAAAACGAACGGAGGATGACCGTCGACGTGAGTTCCATCGGCTTCAGTCGCGAGTTGATCCCATTGCGGCGAACCTTTGAACGGACTGTCGGTAAAGTTGAAACCCGAGCGGGTCCAGGCCGTCGCGATTCCGCGCCAGTTACCGCCCGACGTTCCTTTGAAATTATTGTCGTGCCAGTTCCCTGCGCCGCTGTCCTGCCCGTCCATCCATTTGTCGGGCTGATTGGTGAAAAACGTGTTGCCGTAAACGTCATAAGCGCGGCCGCCGCGCCCTGGACCGCTCCGGCTCGTGCCGTGATCGACGAATACGCCAGCAACGGCGCCGTCAGTGAACAGGTCGCCGTGAACTTCGTTGTAGCGTGCGCAAATCTTGCCGCCGTGGCTGATGTCGCCGCCGTGGCGGATCCAGTTGTCCTCGATGAAGAAAAATTTAGGGCCGCCGAATCCTGCTGGCTCTTGCCAAGCTGAATCTCCGTTGTCAACGTTGCGGCCCGGATAACAAAGAATGACGCCGTGATTGCAGTCGCTTACGTTGTGGTCGAACACGCCGTAGTTATAGACGTTCGTGTTAATGATATTTGGCGAATACGGAAGCTGATCAAAGTAGTTGTGATCGACCCGCAGCGGGGTGGTTCCATTGATCTCAATCCCGCAGAATTTCTGCGGCGCGCTGCCCACCATGAACGAGATTCCAGTGATTCTCTGCTTCGTCTGGCCGTTGCTTCGCAAGTCGATCAGTTTATCCGGCGCATTGTCCACTACCTTCGTGATGTCCGAATGAACTTTGTGATGCGGGTCGGTGACTGTCGTCTGGCCCTGTATCGTCAGGGCGTGAGTCAATGTTATTTTGCCGCTCCATTGGAAGGTTCCTGCCGGAAGCGTAATCGTGTCCCCGTCATGCGCCTGATTTGTGTCGATCGCCTGGATACTGGCCTGAGTTCCATCGCTCGGGAACGTTGCCGTTGTTAGATGAAGAAAATGCAATAGAGATGTGAGGACTCCGGCCAGGATCAATTTCATGACCGGAAGCGTGACGGCGCTCGCTCGTTAGGGCGAAGCGTGGATTCGCTCGAATCGTTCCAGTGAACGGAAATTATCCCAGATCGGGAATGATCCGGACCGTGTTGGATCCAGTGTTAGGAAAGGTGAGGATCTTGGCGCTCGGAAAAACGAGTTCCCATTCCTGGCGGAACACTCCCGTTTTCGCTACGTCGCCGGCTGACGGTTCGTACTGGAATTCCGCGACGGTTTCACCAGTGTCCGGATCCGTAGTCGAAGTTATGGTTGCTGCGGTTTTGATGGCGACGTCGGTTCCGTCTTCGGCTTTGCCTTTCAAAATAAAGCTGACGGTGCAGCCCGCGACGTCGTCCGGCGTCATCGGGACGCCATCGATCTTCGGAATATCGGAGAATAGAATTTTAGTGTCGTTGCGCTTAATTATTACTGAGCTTTCGTTCATTGTTTAATCGTTCCTTTCCACGGTCAGCTGCGATTCGGTGATTGAAGTTTTGAGGTTGGAAGACGCGAGCGTCGCGATTAAATCGGAGCCCGTTTCCTGGCCGGCAAGAATCGTGATCTCGGGAGAAATAGTTGCTGCGTCTTCGCCGATTCCCGACGCGGTCCCTGCGCCGCTTGCGTTTGCATCGACGCGATGAATTGCGGCCAATACGGCAATTGCAGAACCAGACGCGGAAGAACCTCCGGCCGCGCTCCCCGTTGCGGTCGCCGCGGCGACCGCGGAAGCAGATCCATTCGTAGCGGCGTCCGCGCCCGCGATCGCAGCTGAGACAGCCGCGCATTCGGAAGATCCAGAAGAGTCGCCATCCGCGCCGCCTTCAGCTGCGTTTTCGCCGGCAGCAGATGTAGTTGAGGATCCTGCGCTCGATCCGACGCAATCCCAGATCGCATTTGCAGTGGCCATGGCGATCGCCTCCGCGTCCGATGAATCGCCTTCTGAATCCAAGATCGCGGAGCCGTTGACTGATGTCGCGGCTGCTCCGGCAGCGCTGCCTAACGAATTCCAGATCGCGTTTGTGATCGCCGCGGCGACCGCTGCGCCTGACGAGCTGCCGCTGGAATCGCAGATCGCGGATGCGGCCGCGGCAGCTGCTCCCGAACCTGACGAGCTGGCAGCGGAATCCCAGATCGCGCTCCCGGTTGCGGATGCCGCGCCCGTGCCTGAAGAGCCGGCGGCCGAATCCGCGATTGCAGCCGCCACGGCTGCCGCTGTAGAGGAACCTGGCGAGCTCGCCGCGCTTCCCTTTCTTGCGCCGGACACGCCTGAGACCGTCGCGGCGCAGGCGAGAGCAAGAACGCCCGCAAAGATTGACCTCCCGACTATTGAAGGGGTCGAGCTTCCGGATGACGATCCGTCGGCTTCGACCGTAGTCGGTCCGCCGCCGGCTGGTGCTTTGACCGCTACGGCAGCGATGGCGCCATCGTCCCCGATATCATATGACATCGTGACGGTCCCCGTGGCGCCAGCAGCCGTTGATTGCGATCCATTACCAGCGCCGCTGTCTTGAACCCATTGCTGCGTCTGGCCAGATGAATTTATGTTCCCAAACGAGCCGACAATGTCGACGACCAGGTCACCGGTTGCGCTATCCGTGACGCCGACGCTGATCGCTCCGCCGCCACCACTGTGGGCCACGGCTGTGCCGAGAGGAGTTGTTCCGTCAGGAGTCGAGCAACAAGTCACGCCGGCGGCCATGTCGACATTGCCGCCAGGCGCGCTATTAAGAGTGACGACGAGATTTTTGTTGCCCGTCGATCCGATAGACGAATTTAAAATGTAACCAAGCCAGATGTTTCCGAATCCAGATCCATTGTAATCAGTCCCCGTGTCTGATGGGCCTTTGAGCTTGGTAACCGAAACGCCGCCTAAAGTGACGCTGCTAGGGAATCTACCGGCTCCGTCTTGGTTTCCTGATGCGATGCCAACGATCGTGATCCCGGTCGTGTCCGGAAGATTAACGATCGACGTAAAGGTCGTCGTTGTAGAAGCGAGAGCGGTTTGAACCGCGCTTCCGTGTGCAGTAGGAGTGACAGCCACGGAACGCGCCCTAACGAGTCATCAATCTTCCGTGATTGTCGACGTCGTTTTCAGTCTCGGAATCACGCCGACTGCCATCGTGATATTTGGCGTGACCGTTCCGCTATAGAGCAATTTGCCCGCGCCGCTGGATGCCGTCCCGATTCCGAAATGTGTGATCGGACTGCCTGCCGATGCGGTGCATTCTCCGAAATCGACATTCGCCGCAAGGCTCACGCTGTTGGTAGTTACCGTGAATCCGCCGCTCGATCGCGCGAGAGCAACTCGCGCGTAACCGGTGTAAGCGGTCTCGTTAGTCGTTTGGCTGCCGCTCTCGCCGGGATCGGATGTATGTAAGCTCACATACAACGAACCAGCCGTTGAGCTACCTCGAAGACCGGTCGCATCGCCGATGTTCGCGGCATTCGTGTTATTGAAAAGAAGCAGGAGAAGATCGTTTTCCCACGAGTCACTTTTACTGCAATACGCTTCGACGCCGATCGGCAGTAGCGCGCGATAAGTTCTGACGATCAATTCGGCGCGCCACAGACAAAAGGCGAACAGCAGAGATTTCTTAAGTTCGATGAACCCGGTTTTGCGGCAACGGCGTCTGCTCATGACGCGAGACTAGCGCGGCTCCGCGATCGGGGGCGAACTGTGGATTCGCTCAAATGCGTCTATTCGAGCGAATAGAGCGTTCGGAGAGATAGAGCGGAAGGAAGGAAGGTTAGAAGGTCGCAGCCATGAACTTCCTCAAAGGCTACAAGACGTACATCATCGCGGCCGGCGCGATCCTCACCGCTCTGGGCGCTTACCTCAGCGATTCAATTTCGCTGACGGACCTTGTCATGGCAATCTTCGCGGCCCTGACCGCCATGGGAATGCGCGCAGGCATAAACAATGCCGCTGCCGACGTGATCAAGAAGGTCGGGCTATTCGCGCTCTGCGCTTCGATGCTCGGGCTCACCAGTTGCGCCAACCTGCAGAACATCCAGCAAACGCTCGGAACGCCTGCGGCGGTCCAGGCCGATCTGGTGATTCTTGGCGCGGTAGCCGCTCCGCATATTCCCGACGATGCAAAGGTGAAGATCCATGCGTTCGCGGGTTATTTGAACCAGGCGGCCGATCTTAATCTCGACGCGTTGTTCGCTCTTTTGCCCGGAAGCACCGGGTCTCAAAACGGCGACGCGTTAATCGCGGCGGCGAAAGCTTATCTGACGGCGGTAGTCCAGCGATACGGCGAACGTAATCAGACTGCGATCGCATACGGGCACGCCGTTGCGAATGGGTTACTGGCTAATTTCTGAGCGCTTCGAGGGACGAGGACGAAATGAAAACGTCCGTCATCGAAGTGATCGAGCAGGTGCCGATCACTTTACAGGTGAGCGATCACGGTGATGAGCTGGTGAAAATGCTCGCCGGCATGCAGATCGACGGTGACGGCCGCAACAAAAATATTTGGAACGATCCGTTTTTCCAAAACGATACCTATCTGCATCGGGACGGAAAAGCGCTGGACGCGATCGAGGAAGCATACGTCGTGGTGCCGCCGATCGTTTGCAGGAAAACCAGCGGAATCGTTTTCGGCAGCCTGGCGCTAGTCGAAAACGTCAAGAGCAACAAATTTTGTTTCGCGGTGGTCGGCGATCTCGGACCTTCGAATAAAGTCGGCGAAGCGAGCCCGCGCTGTGCGCAGCAGGTCGGCATCGATTCCGATGCGCGGACCGGCGGGACGGACCAGAAGATTGTTCGCTACACAATTTTCGTCGGCGTCCCGGCTCGGATCGACGGGATCCAATACGTCTTACAGAAATTTGGCGGATGAAGATCGCACAAAGAACCGTGAAATATTTGAATGAGCGCGCGGCCGAACGCCGCATGAGACTCAGCGCCGATATCGTGGCCCTGACGCTCGAAGAAGTCGCGAACGCGCTGACGATGGCAATCAATGATGAAGAAGAAGACAAAAAGCAAGACGCGGCCGGCGGCCCGATCTAAAAGCAAACGCCGCGTCCTGAAATCGGCTGCGACCGGGAAATTCGTATCGAAGAAGTTCGCGAAGAAACATCCGCGCTCGACGTACTGGGAACGATTGGCGAATGGGAAATGAGCTCCCGCACGAAATACAAAATCAAAATCATTCTCTATCTCGCTGCTCTTCTCTCATTCGTCTGCTGGGTATTCGCATTATGATCAACGCCCAAATAACGCTTCAGCGGTTCAAGGTCGCGGCTTTCGACGGCGAAGCCGATGAGCTCGTCGGCGGAAAACCGACCGGCGAAAAAGCAAAGATCAAAATTCTGCAGTTCCAGGATCTCGATAGCTCCAGCACGGTGCACATCGTTTTTCCGACGGGCGAGTTCGAGAAATTCACGGAAGGAATCGCCGAAGCGAGCAGCCGCATCATTAGGCCAGCCGCCGACGCCTACACGCGAAACGGGAGGATCAAAGGGTGATTCTCGCATCCGCGCTAACAACTGCCGAAGGCGATTGGCTTCTGCTTGGACTTGGCGTCCTGGCATTTCTGGCCATGCTTGCGCATCACGCTCTTGGCGCAGTGCAAAAGGCAAAGCAACTGCGCTACGGCACGATTACCCAGACGCCTTTGCCCGTGGTAGTGGAAAAATCGCTGGCAGAAAAATTCGTGGACGTCCCGCGGTTTAAACAATTCACCGATTATGTGCATGATTCCCACCACAGGATCCGGAACGAAATGCAGAAGATCGAGCTCGACGGCGAAAAGCGCGGCGAAGACATGCAACAATTGATTCGCGAGACGAGCAGAGAAAACGAGCGGCGCATCGAAGGCGTGCACGCGCGCATCAACGCGATCGCGGAAGAAATGCCACGCAAGGTGATCGCGCTGTTGAAAGACACCGGACACCTGCGATTTCCACGGCAATGACCCTTCAATATGCAATTTTGAAAACGCTGGATCGCGCGCATCCGAACGGGATGCCGGAAACAAGCATAATCGCAGACGTAAACCTGCTTCTGCCTGAGATCGTCACGCCGTCGATGGTCCGGCGCGAACTCGAAGGCATGGACGGCGTGTTTGTTAAATCGGTAAAGGACGACGATCGCGGTTTAATTTATTTCCTCACGCCCCGTGGCCAGGCGCGATTGCAGAAGTGAAAGCGCGCAAGGATTCCGTTCTTAAATCGCGCGCGCTTCAGTCGCGCGAATTCGGTGACGCGGTGTTCGCCTGGGTAAACGAACCTAAAACAGAGAAATGCATCGGAGGAGCGGCATACGCCAAACAGGAACTGGCAAAAATGCGGATCAGCGTGTCCGAGCGCACCATCGACGAGTTCTATTCCTGGTGGGGCTTGCGCATCGCTTACGAGAACGCGGCGAATCATGCGGCCGAACAAAAAACTCTGATGCTCAAATTCGATCCGCAGGACGCGGAGCGCGCGGAAAAGTTCGGCGATTTCTGTTTTCTTCAGGAAGCGATTGCAGCGAAGGACCCGAAGACTTATGTGGCGCTCGGGTTCCTGCGCGAAGGCAGAAAAAAACTCGAACTGAAAAGGGAAGATCTGCAGCTGCAGCGCGCTCGATTTGAATTCAACGCAGCGAAAGCCGCGCTTAAACATTTGCGCGAGCTGCGCGAGATCCAGGGCAATCGTTCCATGAACGAGGAAGCAAAGATCGAAGCGGTCCGGCTGCGACTGTTCGGTAAAGCCCCGGAAAAAGCGCGATCGTGACTTTCGGCCTATGGATATAGCGGCTGAGCGGTCCGACTCGATACGCGCGATTTGCAATGGCTTTGCAATGGCTCGTGGCAAGCCATCCGAACCGCGTTTTCGTTGTGGCAAGATCCGGTGCCCGGATAAACGTGCGGCGATCTCGCAATTAAATAAGATCATGCGCGGCCGACACTCCAGGGTCCTTCGCGCTTATCCCTGCCCGCGATGCCGCGGCTGGCATTTAACAAAGTCATGATTGTTCAGATCGAGAAAGTTGACGATAAGAATTTCATCGTTCGCTGCGTTCAACCGCCCAGTCCCCCGTTTAAAAGTCTGTTCATGGAGCATTCGGCCGGAAAAGCCGCCGCGGCAGCGATAGGAATGCTGACTTTCCCGAACAAAACGCCCGAAGCGAAGAGTATTCCCGCGCCAAAATGAAAAGGAAAAAACGTCTAGGCAAAATCGCGAAAGCGGTCGCATCGGTGGCCGCCGCTACCACAATGGCGATGCAACCCGCCGCCGTGCCCGGCCTGCATGATGCGCCTCCGCTCAAGCCGCTGGTTTCCTTCCGATCTTATCAGGAACCGATCTTTTGGGACCACGCGACCAAGACGGTAATTCTCCATTGGTCGCGGCAGATCGGGAAATCTTATACGCTCGCAGGCTGGGCAGTCGATCGATTGCTTCGTTATCCCGGTCGCCTGGTGACGGTCCTCTCAAACTCGCGCGACAACGGCGCCGAGTTCGTGATCAAATGCCAGGAGATTTGTCAGAAGCTCGGCCAGGCGCTCGAGATCGAGAGCAACGCGACCGAGCTCGACCAGGCGAACCTTGCCGAGGACGTGAAGTACAGCCTCATGCAGTTCGAGGTCAGGATCACGGTCAACGGCAAAGTCGGCCGTATCAAAGTTCTCGCGGCGAATCCGCGGACCGCGCGCGGTTTTTCCGGCGACCTGATCCTGGACGAATTCGCATTTCACGAAAACAGCCGCGCGATCTGGGAAGCTGCCGAGCCGATCATTTCCGCGAACAAGGATTTCCTATGCCGGATTTCATCCACCGGCAACGGCCGGCAGAACATGTTCTATCAGTTGATCAGCGAAGGGCGAATTCCGGTGAATCGAATGAGCCGTTCGCAGGCATGGGCGACTGGCGAGCTGAAAATCTATTCCATCATCGATGGCCGCGAGATCACTCCCGATGAAGCGCGGACGGAAGCGAGCGATAAGCGGGCTTACGATCAAAATTACGAATGCGCGTTCAATGATGAGAACATGGCGCTGCTCACCCAGGAATTGATCAGCGCCGCGCAACGCGAAGGCGTGACAGTGGACGAGCAGGAATGGTCCGTCGCGTCACTGCATCGAATGCATCGCGCCTCAGGCGATCTCGATGTCGGTGTCGACGTGGGCCGCGTCCAGGATCTCACGGTTATAACTGTGATCGATAAATTTGGGGAACACCGTCGCATTATAGGAATGCTTCGTATGCGCGGGATGCGTTTGCCTGATCAGCAGAAGCAGCTCGCGCCGGTGTGCAACGCGCCGAAGTTCCGGCGAGCCCAGATCGACATGACTGGAATCGGGCTCGGCCTTTTCGAGTACAGCGAGGAAGCCTGGGGAAGCTGGAAAATCGGCGGCGTAAATTTCGCCAGCACCGAGCCGGTCACGAAGCGAATCCTGACCGAAGGCCGCAAAGCTGAGACTGCACGCGTCACAGAGATCATGGCCACCGATATGGTGGGCGTGTTCGAAGACCGCGCGATCGAGATCCCGAATGATCCGCAGTTGCGTGATGATTTGCGGAAACCCGAAAAAATCGTTAGCCCTGGCGGTCGCGTATCGATCGCAGCAGTCCGCGATGAAGGCGGACACGCGGACCATTTCTGGAGCATTGCGCTCGCAATCCGCGCTGGACAAATTCCCACGGGCGCAATTCGAACCATGGAGGGCATTCGCTACGGCTCGGCGGCCATCCCGGAGCGACATTTCTCGCCGCGATTACTCGGAAGTGTCAGACTGCATCGGGAGCGGCAGATAATGGGGCCGATGAAATTAGAGGAGATAAATCGATGAAGATAAAAACGAGGAGGAAGTCGAGAACAACCGCGAGGACCAACGGAAAACATCGAATCGACGCGCGCTCAACCATGGCGCTTCCCAATGGATTCACCACGCCGATCGCGCGGATTTTGCGGCCACAAGCGGCTTATCGATGGTTATTGCCTCAGCTCGCCTCGATCACCCCGCAATATATCGAGATGATCCTCCGCGGCGCTCTGATGGGCGATCACGTTCAGCAATGGGAATTGTTCGATCTCATGTTCGATACATGGCCGGAGCTGGCCGCTGTCGAGCAGGAGCTCGTAGCCGGCGTTGAAAAGAAAAAAATGATTTTCGAGCCATATCACGACGAAGACGAAAAACCTACTCCGACCGCGATCGAGCGCATGAAGCTGGTAAGCGAAGCGTTCCGGGCAATGGACCCGAGTCCGAGCGCGGACGAAAACGACATGCGCGGCACGATCAAAGATGTTCTCGACGGCTGGTTCCGCGGCGTGACCGCGCTGGAAATCATGTGGCAAACCGAGGAGACAGATTCAGGGATGATCGCTGCTCCGCGCGCGACCGCATGGGTGCATCCGTGTTATTTTGCTTTCGATCAGGACGGTTTCCTCCGTTTGCGAGCTGACCGAATACAGGCCGCCAGCTATGGCGCTGATTACGGACCGCAGCCGTACATGCTCGTTCCATTCCCGCCCGCTCAATTTTTGATCGGGATTCATAAGGGCAAAAGCGGTCCGGCGCTCGGCGGCGCCATTCTACGTCCGCTTGCCTGGTGGTGGTGCGCGGCGAATTTCTCGTCGGACTGGCTACTTAATCTTGCGCAGGTGTTCGGGCTTCCATTCCGCTGGGCCACCTACGATCAGAACGCGCCGCAGGAAACTGTCGATCGGATCTGTGACATGCTGCAAAACATGGGCTCCGCAGGATGGGCGGCGTTCCCGGCGGGCACAACGATGGAGTTGAAGGAAGCCGAGAAAGGCGGAGCCAACAGATCGCCCCAGGGAGATCTCCTCGATCGCGCGGATCGTTATGCGCGAATGTTGATCCTGGGCCAGACGATGAGCGGCGGAGTCACGCTCCTGGGCAAAGGCGGCGGCCAGGCTTTCGGCACCGTGGAAGCGCAGGTGAAAGATGAGCGGATCGACGCGGCGAGCATTTACGCCCAGGAAATCATCAACCGGCAATTCATCAGGGCGATTCTGCTGTTGAACTACGGCGACGATACCGAAGCGCCGAATGTTCGATTGCTCCAGGTCGATGAGGGCGGCCTTGAAGACGCGCAGCGCGACGCGCAACTGGTCCAGATGGGCGTTCCCATTGGCGTGAATTTTCTCAGGAAAAAATACGGAATACCCGAGCCGGCCGCGGACGAGGAACTGGTAAGCGGGCCTCAGGCGTCCCCATCCCCTGAGGATCCAAATCCCGACAAGCCTGGAGCGAAGAACCAAAGGCAAAGCGTGAAAGCCAAGTCCGGCGCGCAACCGCTCTCAGATCCGGAGCATCTGAACGCGCTTCTGAAAACTGCGTCCGAACAGCTCGCCGAAGCCGAAGCTTCAGATCTCGCTCCTCTCCGGCGCGCAGTGGAAGCCGCGGTCGCGAATCCGACTGCTGGCATTTTGCTGGAGCTCCTCGATGAATTGCCGCGCCTGCAAAAACAACTCGGCGTTACCGCTGCCGAAGTTCTGCGTCGGACCATGAACGCGGCCCTGGCGACGGGCCTAACGAGCTGATGGAATTCAGTGAACCGACCGAGTTAACTGCTGCCTGGCGCATCGCGCGCGATCGCGGTTTACTCCCGACGACGCTCAGTTCCGCGCAGATTGCCGAGTGGTCCGACGAAATAAAACGGCTCGCCGTTTTTTCCGCGCGCACGAATCATGCAGGCTATTTGCAAGAGATAAAGGACACCGTTGCAAAGCTGTTGCAGGGCGAGTTCAACGAAGCGACAGCGCGAACGATGCTGCAACAAAAACTGAAAGAACTCGATTACGATCCGCTCGCCGGAGGTTTCCCAGGACTCGAAGAAGGAATCCCGCCCGCGGAGCCGGGTTCGTTGCGCGATCTATCGAGCGACGCTCGAACGCAGCTCGTTCTGCGCACGCAAATGCGGCAAATGGCGAATCGCGGGTATCGCGAGCAAGGCACAACGCCTTCCGCGCTCTTCACTTTTCCCGCATGGGAATTGATTCGGATTTATCCGCGCCTGGTCCCGCGCGGATCTGCCAAAAGCAAAAGCGCCGGGTGGCCTGAGCGCTGGTCGGAAGCTGGCGGCGAATTGAGCGGCGGCCGGATGATCGCGCGCAAGGATGATCCGATCTGGGCCGCGCTCGGCGACCGCTCGCAATTCGACGACGCGATCGGCACCGATTATCCGCCGTTCGCGTTCAACTCCGGCATGGGCTGGAGACAGATCGATCGGCGAACCTGCCAGTCGTTAGGCATCGATATCGCGGACGTTAAGCCGCCGCCGGGAGCGCCCCTCGACGATGCCGAGCTTTCCGTGAAACAGTTTGATCCGGAATTCCTGCGAGGGTTGCGCGAAGCGCTCGACGTGGAAATCAAAGAAGGCTATGCGCGCCTGCGCGGCGAATGAGCGTTCAACTCACCATTGAAGCTAAGACCGATCAGCTCGAGGCGGACCTCCGCAAATTCATGGCCGGCCTTAATGATAAGACCGCGCTCAACCGGTCTGTCGCCGATCGCGCAACGGAGCTCACCCGGAATTATCTAACGGCGATCGCGCAAAGCCGGCACGCTACGGCTACCAGTCTCGGCGCATCGCCGAGCGGACATTGGGCCCAGGCGGCTGAGAAAACCAGCGGAAGCGCAGATAGCGACGCCGCGAAGATCACGATCGCGCAGCCTGGGATTGGTCGCGCATTGCACGATGTCACGATTATTCCGACAGGCGGCAAAAAATATCTCACCATTCCCGCAGTCGCAGCGGCATACGCGAAACGCGCGCCCACAGTTCCCGATCTCGTTCCGATTATTCGCACGATCGGCGGCACGCGCCGCGCGGTCGCGCTTGGGAAAAAATCGAGCGTCAAAGGCGTGCCACCAACGATCTGGTACTGGCTCGTGAAAAGCGTCACGCAAAAGCAGGACCGCTCACTGCTGCCGAGCGACGAACAATATCGCCTCGCCGCCCTGGAAGGCGCGCGCGAATACCTCGACAAACTTCTGGGTAAATAGAGCGAATCGAGCGTTTCAACAAGTTTCGCTCCGTTAGCTTTTGATTTTTGCTCTGCGCTCAGATGGCAGAGCAATCGGATCAATCGCTGGTGTGTCGCGCAGCCATCAAGCTCGCGCCCAATGCAGCCGAGTCTAACGAGATCGTTTATCTGCCTCAAGGTTTGCACGAGATCACGCCGATCGCAGGCGGGATCGGCAAACCAATCAAGGTACTCGTCGATCGCGCCGCCGCCGTTGAAACCGAAAAGCGCAGACTTGCAATCATCGCCTCGGGCAAGCGCCCTTATTTCGATCTGAACCATGACGATCGCGAAGCCTCCTTCTGGCCGAACTCATTTTTCTGGCGGGAAGGCGAAGGCGTAATCGCCGCTGGCGAATGGAGCGGCTCCGGCAAACGCAGCGTTGCCGAAAAAGATTTTTACGCGTTCAGCCCGGTGTTTCACGTGGATAATAAGCACGCGAATCCGGCGCGCATCGCCGCGCGTGAAGAGCCAAAGCCCAAACCAAACATGGGCGGTCTCGTGAACGATCCCGCTTTCGACAATTTGCCCTTGTGGGCAAAAAACGCCGGAGGATCCGGAGAGCCAGTAAACAAAGACAAAGAAAATTATATGGATAAGAATGAAATCGCGGACCTCCGCGCGAAAAATCAGGAGTTACAAAAACAGGTCGAAGAACTGACTGTTCTCGTCGCGAAAGATAAGAACGATCAGGTCTCGGCCGCGCGTCTCGCCCAGGCGAAAGCCGAACTCGAGACTGGCGAACTCAAGCTCAAAGCCGCCGAGCTCGAAACGAAAAATTCTCAACAGGCGGAAACGATCAAGGCACGGAATAAAGCCGATGCCGAAACAGTCGTGAAAGCTGCCGTGGAACGCGGCGCGATCCTGCCAAAGGACACGAAGACGCAGGAAGCGCTCGTCGCCCGCGCTACTGAAGACCCCGGCTTCGTCGACGTCATCAAAGCGATGCAGGGCAACCCAGCTCTCGAAGGCCGCATCACGCGGTCCGCGAATTCCGGCGACCCGAAAGTGACGAAGGAAGCGCCCAACGCCGTGATCAAAGCGTTTTATGGGATCCTGGCAAAAAATGCCGCGCTCAAACTGACGAAAGAGACGTCGAAAGAGAAAGGCGCTCTTGCCCGTGAAGCTGCTGCCATTTTCGCGAAGGACATCGAGAAGGATGACGTCCTTTCGATGATGCCGATCGAGGAAGCGATCAAAGCCGCCGACGTCGCAGATGTCCAGGTCGGCTTGCTCGCAGGCACGTTGGTTCTTCAACGCGCGCTGCCGTTGCTCCAGTTCAAATATCCGGTCCTCGGCGCGATCACGACCGATTTCAGCGACGAACCAGCGCTGTATCAGCAGACCGAGGTTACGCGAATCATCGTGAAGCCAGCGGTCCAGACATACGATGCAACGCTCGATTCCGCAGGCCGGCCCAAGGGTTGGACTACGGTGAGCCCAGCGCAAAGCGTCGATATCCCAATCACGCTGGATGAGTATGTCGGCGTGCCGATCGTGTTCGGCGTTACCACGCTGGCGAAAACGATTCGCCGGTTGTTCGACGAGCAGGCGCCCCAGGCGCTTTACGCGCTTGGCGGTTATTTCGTGAAGAAGCTCGCCGCATTGTTCACGTCCGGAAATTACAATGCTTATGCCGCGACCAGCGTCGGCACGGGCGCCACGACGACCGGCAGCGAAGCAGCCTCTGCTTCGTCCACAGCAAACATGTATCCCGGCCAGGCGATCAGCGGTACCGGCATCCCGGCGAACACGTATATCGCCTCGATCACCGACTCGACCAATTTCAAGATGACCCAGAAGGCGACCGCCACGAACAGCGGTCTCACCTTTACGCTCGGTCCTGGATTCGATGACGGCGGAACGGTCCTCCCGATTCCGACCACTTACGCGACCTACGCGGAAGCGCTTGCCGATTTTAACATGGCGTCACTGGGCAAGATCGGCGCTGCGTTCGATTCGGCGATGGTTCCCGATGAGGACCGCGCCGTTCTGTTGAACGCCGCGTATTTCTCGCGGCTCGCCGCGGATCCTTCGTTCAACACGTTCTTCGCCGCGATGCGCAACCCGGAGATCATCACCGATCGCCAGTTGCCGAGGCTGCAAGGGTTCAACCCGATCAGCGCGCCCTGGTTCCCATCCAGCAGCAATCGTGTGGGAATTGCATTCAGCAGAGCGTTCGCAGCTGTGAAAAGCCGGCTCCCGCAGGATTTCACGCAGGCCGTCGGCGCGATGGTGCCCGGCAGCGTGACCACGGTCTCCGCTCCCGGCGGCTTCAGCGTGTTGCTCGTCCAATATGTGAATCTCACCGGCAACTACGCCGAATGGCGGCCGGAAGTGATGATCGGAGCAGCGCTCGGAGATCGCCGATGCGGTTTGGTGCTCACGAGCCAGTAGGAGCTCAAAGGAATCTCGCCTAACGAGACATTCGAAACACCCAGCTACCTACAGGTAGCTGGGTTTCGAGGTGGAACCACCAACCTTTAAGGACCAAAGTTTATGAAAAAAATATTTAGATTGTTCGCTATAGTGGCAGCCGTTTCGGCTGCGGCGATGTGCGCGTTGCAAGCCGTCACTTACAACCCGTCGACGTATGCGAATCCGCCAGGCATTTACAAAAACGTCGCAGCGGGAACCGCGACCACGAATGTCAAATCCGGCGCCGGCGTGTTGTACCTGATCACGTTCAACACCAAGGGCGCCAGCGCGAACACGCTCACTTGCTACGATAATACCGCTGCCAGCGGCACAAAGATCGCCACGATCGACACCGTCAATGTCAACACCCAGACGTTGCATTACAACGTCGCGTTCGGCACCGGACTCACCTGTATCTCCGCAACCGGCACCGGCGCTGATTACACCGTCTCTTATCGATGAGCGCGAAGAAAAAAACTGCGGCCGGCGATGACGCCGGCACTTCGGAACCGTCGACTTTCGACGAACTCAAAGAGCATCCGGCTGTCATCGCATTCCTAAATAAACAAATCGCGAATAGCGATCAGGAATTGAAACAGGGCCCCGGCGGCAATTGGGCATATAACGAATCGAAACGCAAAGGCGTAGAAGCCATAAATCGATTCCTGCATCTGCTCGCGGGCGAGTGATGTGAAATGGCGAACTGGATTCCTATCACGCTCGGCGACCTCGAGGACGCTCGCATGGCGCCGCTCGTCGATGCCGCGCGTTCCCAGGCGCTGACCGACGATCAGCCCGATCCGGTCCCTAATCTCATTCAGTCGGTCGTCGACCGTATCCGCTGGAAGATTGCCAGCTGTAAGCTCAATAGCATCGACGTCGATACCACGAAGATCCCAAAAGGTCTTCGATCGATGGCCGTCGATCTCATCATCGAAAAACTCAAGCGTCGCCTTGAGATGGATCTCCGTGAGGACGAACGCGACCAGATCAAACGGCATGAAGCGGATCTGAATCAAATCGCGCAGTGCAAATTGTCAGTCGATCCGCCGGATGATCCTATCGCGACCACTGGCAAAGATTCCGGCGGCAATTGGGGCAGCGAAAAACAAATCCCAATGCGCACTCACGATGAATTTTCCGGCACGCCATGAACGCCATGAAACAGATCCTCGATGCTCAGCAGCATCTTGCCGATCTGCTGAATGCCGATCCGTTCTTTAACGATCCGGACCCGAAAAAAAAGATCGTCGCCATCACTCAGCGCAAAGGCGACCTGCAGAACGAAATCCAGACCGGGCTCCTTAGACTCGGATGCGGCGTGATTGTGATGCTGCCCAAGATCGCCTGGGCCGGACGTGAAAAGCGCATCAGTCTCAACCTTAATTTCGCGGTCCTCGTAACCGAGAATCCTCCGATCAACCGGGGCGCAACCGGCAAAGCCGCAGAAGAAATCATGCCGAATGTGATGCGCATCGTGCATTGGCAACCGAACAGACGGAACGGCAACCCGAACGCGCAGGACGCGCTCTTCAAGCTAGCAGATGAAGCGGCCGATCTCATCGAGCCGCCGCCGGGCCAGCCGCACATGCAAATCAACTACATCGTGCGCTTCGACACGACGATCACGCTCCAATGAATTTCAAATTTCAAATTTCAAATTTCAAATTAGCCGTCGCGCTTCTGGCAATCTGCAATCTGCAATCTGCAATCTGCAATTCCTTCGGCCAGGGATCGCGGCCGCCGCTGAATAAAATCTCGCAGATGACCGGCGACGTTTCGATCTCGTCGGCAACGACCGGACAGGCGCTGAGGTTCAATTCCGTCAGCGGCAAATGGGAGAATGGGACCGGCCTTACCGACTCAGTTGTGACGAGCTCGGCGGATGGCGGCATTGTAGCGGACTTCGCGAACGCGCAACTCAAAAGCGTCAGCGCCGGCACCTTACTTGATTGGACAGCGGGACTGAATTTCGCCGCGCCTCTCAAAGACATAGCCGTCTCGAACAAAAACAGCATCGACCTGACGAATCGTCAGCTCATCGGCACGGACGGGTCGACCGTCATTCTGGATTATCACAGCGCGAGCACGCTAACGCTTCCTCAGCTCACGAATTCGGACACAACGCGATTTCTTCAAACAGATGCGAGCGGACATGTCAGCGTCGCGCCGGTTCCTAATGCCGGTATAATCCCGACCTCTGGAGGACTGCTAGAGCCAGACGGCGGGGGAAACGCTACCGGAACCGGCATTTTATTCGATGGAGCTCAACTCCAATATGTAACCCCGCTGGATGGCGAAGTTCTCGTGAATTGGTGGAATACTGATAGCAGCGGAACATCTGCGGCAGTCGGTCTTCAGCTGGTCAACCAAGATGGCTTCGCGTGTCTGAAATTGTGGGGTCCTGCACATTCGACCTCGGGGACCATCGGTCCTGATGATCTCTGGCTCCGGCATCACGTTAATCCCGCGAACCTTGTTATTTCTACTAACGGCGGCGTCACGAAATTCTCACACGATGACGGCGCGAGTGCGACCGTTGCTATCAGTAATGGAATCGCCGTTGGCGCATTGTCGGCTTTGCCGGGCGACGGAATCGTCAATGCGAACGGTTATCGAATATCGAACACCGGAATCCTGAATCAATCTCTCGTCGGCAATGGGACTTCGTACGTCGGCGGGAATGTTCCCGGAAAAGTTTCAGTCACTTCCACGGTCGACCAAACGGCCACGACCGAAACCGCGCATGTCACTTATACCGTCGGCGCGAACGAACCGAATGCCGGCACAACTTATCGAATCGCAGCCTGGGGAAACACTGATAGCGGGACCTCGATGACGATCACGCCGCGCGTGAGGTGGGGTGGCACGTCCGGAACCACGCTCCTTACCGGCACCGCGTTCACGACCGGCTCCGGGCAAACGAATAAAGATTGGAAACTTGAATCTTACGTCACGGTCCGGACGACTGGCGCAAGCGGCTCCGCCGTCTCGACGATGGGATGGGAGAGCTATAACTCGAACGCTTACGTCTCGAACATGAACACGTCCGGCGCGTCGGCGGTCACGATCGACACCACGGCGAGCAAAGGACTTGTCCTGGATTTCATTCTTAGCGGCACAACCGGCACTCCGCACGTCCGCACCTTCGGCGGCACCATCGAAATCGTTAAACCATGATCTTCAACGTTCCACTATCTCCTGGCACTTCGCTCGGGAACGTCGTTTATCGATGGATCGCGAACGGCGCTCGCGGATCTGAGACCACAGCAGGACTCACACAGCCGGATACCGATAGACCTGTTTTTAGAATCGATTGCACGCCTCCTGCGGGAGCGGAAGAAATCGAGGTTTACGATTCAACGGACGCCGGCAATTGGAACGTCGGCAACTATCTCATCCGCTTGATCGCCGACACAATTCTCGCTGCCGATCAACTTTTCCTTGCGAATCTTTTCGTTCCCACAGCAGCGCCGGTCCAGGTGATTCCTGCGCCGACGCAGGACAAATCCATTTGCCGCTGTTACGGGAGCTTTAAAGATCCATCGGGCAAAGCCAGCGAAGGCGTGCCGGTAAAATTCACTCTGGTCCAGGCCGATCCATCGGACCCGAATAATTTTATCCCGCTCGACGCCACGCCGCTAAAATCCAGTCAATTCGTCACCGATCGCAGCATTGACGCATCGATCGTGAGCGGCCAGCTCACCGACGCCGACGGCAACCAGTATCAGGATCTTTTGCGGAATGACTTTATTACCCCGTCGGGCACGAAATACCTGGTCGAATCCGAGGCGCTCGGCGCGATCACCGGGCTCAGTCTTTTAACCGCAGGAGGCCCTAGCACTGGCTCGCCGGTCTTAATCGAACTGCGCCGGCGCAGTTTCGATCTCTCCCGAATCGGGGACGTGCTGCTCGGAGAATTAACAATCAGCTGACAAAATGAGTGCACAATTATCAGTCGCAGTAAGAAACGCGCGTCTCGACGCGATCGAATCGACAATCGGCACATCGCCGAAGCTGCAAATCTTCGATACCAACACGCCGCCGGCAGACTGCGCTGCTGCCGATACTGGAACAAAGCTTGTCGAGATGACTTTGCCATCCGACTGGATCGCTGCCGCGAGCGGCGGTTTGAAATCCAAGCTCGGCACCTGGAACGGGACGGCCATCACGCCCGGCACCGCGAAATTTTTCCGGCTGAAAGATAGTTCCGGCACCACATGCCACATCCAGGGCGTGGTCACCATCACCGGCGGCGGCGGAGAGATCACCCTCGACATCGTCAACATCACCACCGGCACGATCACCGTCACCAACACGTTCACCCTTAACGACGATAACGCCTAACAAATCCATTCCAATGAAACCACCAAAATTTCTCGCAATAGGCCAGGACGTCCTGGTCGTAGGTCACACCGGGAAAGCCCATCGCGCCAGGATCATCGAAGTCATCACGCCGACAGCCGCCCGCTGCGAATCGCTCGACGGCAAAGCGTCATCCATCTCGCGATATTCCGAATCCGGCGAGATCAATACTTTCCACTTCCCGCCGGAAGAAGCCGGACCAGCTGTAGTGGCAGGCGTGTCGCCTGCTCCAAATAAACCAACCGCTAGCGCCACAGCCTCGGCAACAGCGAGAAAATAAGAAGAGGCAAAATAGAAGGATCACACAATGGATTATCAAAGTGCATACGCCATAGAGCGCCTCACATGCCGGGGCTACTTTTTGGCGTCAGGAGCATCGACAGAAATCGACATAGGCAACATAGCCAACGTCGCCATCGATTTCGGAATTGAACGCAAAAAACATTATCGCGCCGAACGCGGGAACAAGTTCATGGACCGTAACGATGCGATATCGAGCATGATGCAGATCAGCTTCACGGTGGACGAATTCGCTTCGCCAATTCTGCCACTCGTATGGGCTGGGGTCGTGAATTCGAACACGGTTCAATCGTCAGCCACGGCGGCGAGCTTCATGTTCACATCGAAAAAGGGCCAGGTGTTTAAGAGCGGGAAATTCGGAATGTTCAACGCGTCGCTCACCACGCCTGGGAGCAAAACAGAAGGCGCGACGCGGGCGCTCGGGGATTATTATATCATCCGATCATCCGGCGATGTTTATATCCCCATTGGATCGACCATCGCGGATGCGACGTCCTGCACCGTAACCTATGACGTTCCGGCATTGACGTTCGATAACATCACGCCGTTGAAGATCCTCAATCGTCCCGGAACGATTCGAATCGTGGGCGAGGATGATAGCCAACAGGGAGTCGGAGCTGCCGTTGATGCGGTCCCTCCGGCGCGATTACAGCTGACCGTGCCGTGTCTCCTGTCCGTAGACAAATCGGGAGACTTCAAGCCGGACGATTACCGCGACACAGTTCTCGTGGCCACGGGGTCAGGATTTGGGACGCTGATTCAACTGCAGTAACCGAGAGGCGCGACATGGAAAACACTGTAGAGGCAGGCGTGTCGCCTGCGATCGACGATCTCGTCACGATCGCAGGCGGCGAAGAGATCGAGATCCAGCGCAAAGACGGCTCGAAAGAAACCGTCAAGGTTCGTCAGATCCCGATCTCGAAGATCCAGGAATACGTGCTCTCGATCGGGACAGGGCAACAAGCGAAACTGATCGCGCTTTATTGTAATAAACCGGGTGACTGGGTCGACGCGCTGGATAATGCCAGCGCGCTCGCGATCGCAAGGAAAGGACGCGAGCTCAACGGCCCTTTTGCCGTCGCCTGGCTGGAGGAAGGAAAAGAGTGGGGAAAACTGTTCACGCCCGACGGCCAGGCAGCAGCGAATCCAGATCACTCAGTCTCGCGGAGCTCTGCGAAATCGTCGCCTTCGAATACGGGTTCAAGCCCTGGGAAGTAATCGAGATGTCCGGCCCGCAATTGTTGCGATGGCATAGACGCGCCTCTATCCAGCGCGGTGAAGCAAAGCTTCTCGATCTGCGGGTCTCACTGCTACCACACACCGAGCACCCCGACGCCGAATTGCGCCGTCTCCAACGCATTCTCGAATCAATGACCTATGGCTGATAAAAATCTCGAGATCCTCATCAAAACGATCGCCGATACCGGCGCCGTTGATGAGGTAAAAGCGAAGATCGACGAGCTCAAAGCGTCGACCGATGCGAACGCCAAGGCGTGGAAAGATGTTTCGGCTTCGCTCGGCAAATCGGAATCCGACGTAAAGGCATACGCGTCCGCGCTCGCGAAAGCAACCGACGACAGTGCCGCCGGTCTGACCAAGCTCGCGAGCATTGCCGGCGTCGGCATTGGAAGCGCGATCGCCGGTCTTTTCGCCGCGACCGTCCAGTCCCTCCGAGAATTCGAGCAGGAAGAGGAACGCGCCTTCGAAGATATGGAAAAGAGCCGGCAAAAGGTTATCGATATGCAGACCGATATCCTGGCGCTGCAGGACGCTATGATCTCGGAAGCCCGCCTCGGGACGGAGCCGCTCGAGCAATCGATTTCGAGATTACGGCAGGAAATAATCAGGGTGAGGACCGAGCAGGGCTTACTCAATCTTTCTACCGAGGAAGGGCTTAAGTCCTGGAAAGCTCTCGAGGAAGAGGCCAAGAAGCTAGGCGTCGAACTTGGGGTGCTCAATAACATCTCCAGAGAGAGACAAGCATTGCTCGACAAAGAGGCGGTGACAAAAGCCCAGGCATTCGGAAGCCAAGACGAAATCGCGAAAGCTGAGTGGGGCGCGAGATATAACCAACTTTTGGAACAACGCAAAAAGCTCGGCCTCGATATTTCTGCCGGCACTCTCAACGAACTCATCTACGAAGAACAACTGGCTAAGGACAAGCAGGCGTCTCTCGATAGTACCCATTCCTTAAGCGCATCTCTGCGCGAACAAGCCACAATTCTCCAGGGATTGCGCCAGCAGCAACAACTCATCGCGTCCTCGCCATTCCTTGGAGCGGATCAACGCAGCCAGTTAACCCTGGAATCTTATAACCGCGAGCTCTTGACCCTGCAGCAGGAGCTCAGCCGGCTTCAAACCTTGAAGTCCGGCCCGCTCGACGAAGCGCAGCTCGCGCTGGTTAATCAGCGCATTCAGCAAACCGTATTTTACATCGATGAACTGAAACAGAAAATGCTCGCGCTGCAGCAACCGCTCCGGACCGAGCTCGCCTCATGGATAAACAGTTTCGGAACAGTCTCCCACCAGATCGCAGGGCTGATCGAGGGCACGATCAACGCATCGCTGCAGCAGTTTAATCAACTCATCCTGACCGGAAAATTTAATACGCAGGATCTCGTGCAATCGATCGGCCAGATCGCCCTGACGTTCATCGAGCAATTGGTCCTGATGAAAGCCGCGCAGCTGTTGCACATAACAACTACGACGAGCGCAGTTGTAGCGTCGAACATCGCGATTAGCACGAGCGCCGCGCCGGCTGCTGCCGCCGAGAGTGTCGCCACGGGTGGCGCTGCAGCTTTCTCCGGTCAATCTGCAGCGCTCGCCGCGTTCGCTGCGATCATCGGGGCGCTCAAGTTTCACACTGGCGGAATAATCCCGCGCCGCATGCACAGCGGCGGCCTCGCACACGACGAGATCCCGATTATCGCGCAAGAGGGCGAATTCATGATCCAGCGCGACGTTGCGCAACAAATCCTGCCTTTCCTCATGGCGCTTAACTCAGGCGCGCTCTTTCACGTGGGCGGTTTAATTCCGTTCGTGCCAGGCGGCCGTTATCACGGCGGCAGCAACGGCGGAATCAAAGAAGGCGGCCCCGGTTGGGATCAGGTTGTTCAACTGTTAATGGAACCAGGCGCGCTCAATCAAAACGTGCGGGAAGGTCCCATCGTAGAGACGCCGACTGATAGAAGCGGGCGCGACAGTTACCGTGACGTCTACGAGCGCGGCGGCTTTGATTACGACCGGGAGTTCGTGCTCGACAACTTTATGAGCCGGCTGCTCGGCCAGGGGTTTCTGCCTAACCAGGGCTCCGCTGCGTTCGGGCCGACGGTAATCCCGACTCAATGGATAAATTATCCAGGCGTCGGGGCTGTTCCAATGGCAGTGCCGGTCAGCTACGGTGTCACCGTACAGGACAGTCCAGCATCTCAGGATTATCCTTCTGTCCACCCCAAACATTCCGGCGGCCCGATCGGCCGCCTCAATCTTGGCGCGAGCCGCCTCAGTGTTCCTTCCTTCAGCCGTCGCTTCCACTCGGGCGGCGGAGTGTCGCGCTCCAGTGGCGGATCGATGCGCGGCATGGCGCCAGTGATTCACGTTTATCCGGTTATGCAGCCAAATGAGATCGTCAAACACATGGCTAGTCAACAGGGCAGCAAAGTCATCTTTGATGTGATCAACGGCCGCCGCATCGACCTCGGCTTCGCGAAATGAACCGATCGTTCCTCCTATGATCGCGCGCATGGTGACGCTTGGCGGCCAGGTAAACCAGTACGGTCTCCTGTGCGCGAAGCCGAACTGGGAAACCCCAATCGCCGTTGCGATGGATCTCCCCACCGACATCGCAAAGGAACCCATCACATTTAACGAATCCCGGCGCGCATTCGCCCAAAGCTGCCGCTATTCAATGAAGTGGACGGCGTACATGTTTAATGCCGCGGACGCTGCAGAGCTGCGGATCTTCCTTACGCGCCTCCGCGGCGAACCACTGATCGTCCCTATGTGGCCGGACGTTTGCGAAACGTCGCTCACTGCTGTGGCCGGCTCGACCGTCGTCCCTCTCGTCGATGTCCCGACGCGGGCTGGCGCGTTCTGGATCATCGGCACCGACGATTTTTCGGATTGGGAAATCGTTTCGGGCATTCTCCAGGGCAATTCACTCAGGTGCACGCCTGGTATAAGAAAAACGTGGATCGGCGGCACCCATTTATATCCGGTCATGGTCGGCCGGTTCACGGACCGGCCGCAGCCGGACCTCATCACAGATGAAACATTCGAGGTCGAGCTCAGCGTGAAAGAAAACTCGGAATTCGCATTTAGACTCGGCGCGTTTGGGGCCGGGTTCGAGCACGACAACCAACATTTCGTCGGCGATCACATTCCCGCGTTTCGCACCCTGCCGCTCTGGACTTTCGCCCCGAATTTCGACCGGCCGCTCGATTGGACCGAGATGCCGGACATCGTTTATCAGCAGATCAGGTTCCTTCGCACCGAGCAGCAGCGCGCATATGATCACCGGAACGCGCGCGGCATAGAGTTCGAATTTTACGAGAACGATCGGGATACGATTCTCGCCATCGAACGTTTCTGGCGCGATCGCCGGGCGAATGTGCGTCGGTTCATGGTCCCGACGTATCGCGGCGATTTCCGCATGCTCAGTGATACGCCTTATCCAGGCGCGACGCGCGTGGTCGCCGTCGAGCGCACAGAATTTTCGGATCCCGGCCGGGAACAACAACCGGGCGACGCTTACATTGCGTTCATTGGTCCGGATGATACGGTCGACCCTTATCAGATCAAATCGATGTCACGGACGCCTGAAGTATTGCCGGATTTACCGATCATCGTTCCGCCTGATTCTCCTCCTGCGGCCGGGATCGATCTGCTGACAACTACGGTCGATATCGGGCCGCACACGGCTGATAACACGAGGCTTTCGCATCTTATGCTAGCCAGATTCGTCGAAGCGCGCTTGGAATGGACCTATACTACGCCCTATCTCGCGTCGACCCGGATCAAATTCCAGGAATTACCGCACGAATATGCAAACACGCCGGCCGAGCTTGCCGAGCCCGCGTATCTTTTCATTTTTAACGAGGTCGGTGTCCGGGTCGATCTTTTTACCAGCTACGAAAACACCATCAACCTCACCGTTGACGGCACCGTCTTCACATTTGTCGTCGCGCCATTCTCGTTCGATTCCATCAAGACCGGGCTCAAGCTCGACCAGGAAAAGCTGGACCTGCAAAGTTTCAAGTTCGACGGCAATCCGCTCAATAAATTGTGGCCGTTCGCGCTCGATGGCACGCTCACCCTTGACGTTCTGGAAGTCGATGCGCGCAATCCGCAATACGCATCTGCCAGAAACAGGTTCTCCGGCGAAGTCTGGAGCGTCGATGCCAATTATAAAGCCACGATTCTGGCATTCGGAAATTTCTTCGAACGCAAGTTCCCCAGGGATCTGATCATAACGTCGGATAACTACACGCAGTTCAGCCCGCCGACGAATATTCCCGCGAGCGCGTTCAAGATCACAGGCACGATCGCCAATCTCGATAGCCAGACCATCGTAATTACCAGCGCCACGGCTCACGCCAAAGAAGCGGATTATTTTTCCGGCGGCTGGCTCGAAACGATCAATACCGGGCAGCAGCGGGGCAGCGTTGGAACGCCCAAGGGCGGCGGCATCACCGTCGCCGGCAGCTTGATCCAGGGGCCGACCGTTTTCACTGCCGGCCTTGAGAAACGCGGCATCCTCCATTCCGAACCGACCGGCGCGAACCAGGTCACGCTTCATATCGATCGGCCGCTTTTAAAAGCCCAGGTCGGCCAATCTATCGACGTTTATCCCGGCTACGACGGCTCGATCGATCAATGCGACACGAAGTTCCATAACCGCCTCAATTTCGGCGGCTACCCTTATGTCCCGCAGGTTTCGCCATTCGTGAAAGCAATCAACGCAAAACAACCGCAGGGAGGTAAAAAATAATGAGCGCCGCGAACTCCTTATTTGTAGTGGCAGGCGTGTTGCCTGCGCCTGCGAGCTACTTCGATAATCCACGCGCGGCCATAAAGCTTCGCAACGAAGCCATGTCCTGGATTGGCACCCCTTTTCGCCCTTACTACCAAAACGATCTCGAAGCAGGCCGGGCCGAGCTTGAAAAGCTCGGTATAGACATAAAATGTCTAGACATCAAAGGTCCAGGCGGCGGGATCGATTGTGTCGGTTTGCTCTCCGAAATCTTCTATCGAATCGAGGCCACACCCCGCTGGAATTTCCCAAGGCAATCCGCGGATTATCAGTCGCATCAAACAGGGGACAAAATCCTGAATTGGATGCGCGGCAAAGATGACGATCCGCAATCCAAGCTGCTCGCCTCGCTATTCACTGAGCTGGCGATTCCGGAGATTATTAAAGAGCGCGAGGCCGAAACTCCGCGCGCTTTCTTTAAACCAGGCGATATCCTGGCCCTGCGCCATGGCGGCCTGTTTCATATGCCGCTCATCTATGATGATGACCTTCATTTCATCAGCTCGATCCCGCGCCATGGCGTGACAGAGGGGACAGTTCAGGACTCCAGTTACAGCATTCACCTCGTGGCAGCATTTCGCCTTAAACCCGACGGCCGGCATGAGCAGCATGCTGCTGCCGCAATAGAATAGGAGAACTCTCCTTGTTTTTCTTTGGCGATACTTCGGCTCAGCAAGGCGCGCAGAAACGCAAGCTCGCCAATATCAGCGATGACGCGATCAACTCGAATCAGCAATCCGTACCGACAAAATTTCTTGCAGGCCGCGCGCTGATTGCCGGTGATTACATTTCTCCCGCTTACAACCAACGCGCCGAACCAATCAAGACTCAGACCGGAAAAAATCAAAGCTCGACCACTGGCCATAAGTATTTCGCGAGCTTCGCGTTTGTGTTTTGCATGGGCGGCCGCCACCCGGTCGACGCGGTTTATAAAGTAGTCGTCGATTCAGATATCGTCTGGACCGGCAACATCGTGCGTGGCAACGGCCACAAGGAGGTAATTACGGTCCCAAATTATGGTGTGATCCATCTTTATTGGGGCGACGAGACGCAAGGCATCGACAACATTCTTCTCACTCCGCGCAGCGCCGATGCTGGTGACCAACAAGATACCACCACATGGGACCCGAACGATGGGCCGAACCCATTCAATGGCGTCGCAGCTGGAGATCCAAATCCCTTCAGCGGCCATTATGATAAACACCCGGCCTACCGCGGCCGATGTTATGCCGTTTTCAAAGATTGGAAGCTTGGCCGCGAACGCACGCAAGTTCCAAATATCCAACTCGAATTAAAGCGAGGATGTCCCTGGTTCAACGGGCAACACATCGCCGCCGATAACAAGGGCGTTAATCCAATCGCGATCCTTTATGATTGGCTCACAGATCCTCGGTTCGGCATGGAATTTCCCGAGTCGCAGATCGATCTCGCCTCGTTCGTCGCCGCTTACCAAAAACTCGAAGCCAAAGGCGCGCGCTTTTCAGTCATGATTTCCGAGCAGCAGGATTTTCGGCAGGCCGTGGCCGAATTCCTGGAATATTTCGATGGCTGGATTCGACGCAGCGGCAACAAATTACAAATCGGCATGTGGGACCACGGCGATCCCGCCGTCTCAGCCACGCTGACTGACGACGATTTGCTTGGCGATCCTGAGCTCCAACCGCAAGGCTGGGGCCCGACTCTCAACGAAGTGACGGTCGTTTATAACGATCGCGACCGGCATTACAATACTTATAGCCAGGTCGCGCGCGATCCGAATAACCGGCGCATCACCGGCAGCCCGCGTCCCATTACTTTGCAGCGTCCCTGGATCACCGACGCCGCGCTCGCCAAACAGTACGCCCAGGAATATTGCAAGATTAAATCGCTCCCCTTTTGCGCCGGCACGTTGAACGTCAAACGCGAATGGCTCGATGCCAATAATCTCCTGCCTGGTCAAGTCTTCGAGTTCGACTCAGGCTTTTATACCCGATCGTTCCTCTGCCGATTGCTCGAAATCGAATACCCGGCCGACAATGGCTCGAAAGCCGCGCTCAACGTCGAGGTCGATCGGTCGCGCTGGCCGAGCCTTTATATTCCTCCGCCATTCCAGGGACCGCCTCCGATCTTGACCGGTCCACGCGCGCTTTATTTCGCCAGGATCACCGAGGTCCCATATTTGATGCAAGACCACAGATTCCAAACCCAGGTCACCGCGCTCGCCATCAAAGGCAATGTCGAAGTAATCGGGTATCGGGTTTGGGTTAGTTTCGACGGAGGTCTTACCTACAGCATCGCGAGCGTAACGGACCGCTTTTCCGTTTTCGGCGTCTTACCGGTCGCGATCGGCACTCTTCACACAACGTTTCTCGCCTATCTATACGGAGCAGGTCTGGATGAAGTAGTCAGCCAGACGCTGGAGCAAACGCTCGATGATACGCTTCTCTGTTTTATCGATGACGAAGTCATCAGCATTGGTCTCGTCATCGCATATGGTAGTGGCCTATATGGTTTCGATTGTCTCCGCCATCGATTTGGGAGCGCCGCTCAAATTCATGGCGTCAACTCGCATGCCTATTTCATCCGTCGATCTGATCTCCAGCTTATTGACAACGCGAATCTCGTTCCAGGAGCAACCGTTAAATTCAAGCTTCAGCCTTTTACGGCCGATTCCGATTATGATCTGACCTCCATCGATCCGATCGATTACACGGTTATCGGTTGGAATGATATCGCTTCGCCCGTTGTCGATCCGCCAGGTGGCGCATTTTCGACCGGAAGCGTCCATGTCGACGCGTCGGCCGATGCTGGTTTTACATTACGATATACGCTCGACGGAACCCAGGTGTGGCGCGACGACTTCGTTTTCCCGGCAGCCGGGATCACCGTCACCCCGCCTTGCCTGCTAAGAATCCGCGCATTCGCCGATAGCGGCCGTTATTCAGGCGAGACATTTGCCAGTTTCGTTCGTGTGGCCGCGACCGCGCCGCCTCCGCAAGAGCAGTGTGCGGTGCCGAGTCGTTCCTTTAGCGGCATACGCGGCCAGACCGCCGGCAACATCACGCTCACGCCTCGGACATCGGGCTCGACTATTAAGTTCCGAAAGAATGGTGGCGCGATCCAGACCTACAGCTCCCCGGTCCATCTCAACTGCACCGCCAACGGCGACATCATCGTCTATTGGGCGACCAAGCCCGGCCTCGCCGATTCGCAGCATGTTAATTTCGACAATAGCCGCGACCAGGGCGGCGGCGGCGGCCAGGGCGGCGGCGGCCCTCCACATCTCCCGCCTTAGACAATTTCAGGTCTGCTGCACGATTCTTGCACACTCTTTGCAATCGCCATGAATTAATCTAATTCTGTAATCATTTCCGACGGAGTTTCTCAAACCTTTGCGGACATTTCTCAAACCTCGCGCGGCGCTACACTGGCAAACAAAAGATGCGACGGCAGATAAACTGCCAACGGGAACAGCACCATTAAAAGAATCACAAACAGCGGCCACGG